TAATTACAGGTATGCTATGACTAACTATTTTAATAAAACGCAAACAGATTGGCGGATATCTCAATGTTGCCAGTGGATTGATGTAGCAAAATCTAAACGATATAATTTTGGTACTACTACTAAAACCTACGCACTTAAAGCAGAAGGGAAGCAAAAAGTACAATCTAAAGCCATTGAAAACTGCCGTAAGCTATTAGATTCTCTTTCAACCTATTTTAGTATTCAACCACGTAATCTTCGTAGTTTCCGTATTTCATCTGAACTTTTTCCCTGTTATACCTTGGATTTTACTAAGCCTTGGTATGAAGAAATTATGCCTAAAATTTCTTCTATTCTTTCCGAAGCGGGAGAAATTGCTCGTAAATATGAAATTCGTCTCAGTGTACATCCAGGGCAATACACTGTTCTAGGATCTAATAGTTACGATGTAGTACAAAATTCTATTCGAGATTTAGAATATCACGCGCTATACGGTCAGCTTATGAACTTACCTGCCCATGACTTTACTATGAATATTCACTTGCAGGGTTTATATGGGGGCAAGCATATTGACGGTATTAACCGTTTTGCTACTAATTTTCAATATCTTTCGGACTACGCTCAACAATGTTTAGCCGTTGAAAACGAAGACAAACCAAACGGATACGGAATAGAACACGTACTAGAACTATGTTCTCGTATCCCAACTAGAGCAACTCTTGACACGCATCACTATGCCTGTCATAATATGACGCAAACTAAAAAAGTAAAAAATGCTGATGGTCGAGTTGTAAATCAAAAAAATAGAGATGTTGAACATATTACTGTAAATCATCCTTGGTTTATTGAAGCTGTTAAGACATGGAAAAGCACTAGACCTCTTTTTCATACTAGTCATCCTTTTCCTCTTGAAAATGAAGAATATTGGATGAAGCCTAACGCTCATGCAGAACTGCTCTGGGACGAAGAACTCTTAGCTCTTACCGTACCTATGCTACAATATTCTGATTTTGATATTGAAGCAAAAAATAAAGAGCAAGCAGTGCAGAATTTTTTCTCTTACATTAAAGAAGAAGAAATTTATGCTGGAGAAACGTTAAAAGCATTGACGTTTTAAGGAGAATACAATGCCAAAATTTATTCCTGTAGTTGATCCAAATACTAAAAATGTTTACAAATGGATTAAACTAGATGACAATGGAATTAAAACTACTCACAACGTATCGAGTGCCCACTGGAAATCTGAACATTTATGGGATGACAGCGAAGTTGCAGCTCTGTTTGGGGAAACAATAGCTGTTTCTACCGAACAACAAGAAGAGCCTGCTACTGAAGTTGTTGAGATAGGTGAGACTATTGTGGACGAAACCTCTTCAGATACAGGAGAAGATAGCAACTTTCCTACATTTCTAGGAGTAACTAATACCTAAACCTATGAACTATTTTATTTTCGACGTAGACGGAACACTAACTCCTAGTAGACAAAAAATAGATCCTAATTTTGCCGATTTCTTTTTAAGCTTTTGCCACAATTATCCAGTATATCTTATTACAGGATCTGACAGACCTAAAACTATAGAGCAATTAGGTACAGATATTGTTAGAGCAGTAGTTAAAGTATATAACTGTTCAGGTAACGATGTATGGGAAAAAGATAATAATATCTATACTAATCCTTGGCAAATACCTATAGAAGCAAAAGAATGGTTAGCTAGGCAGTTAGACCTTAGCCCTTTTACAATCAGAGCAGGTAAGCACATCGAAGAAAGGCCTGGTTGCGTTAATTTCTCAGTGGTAGGTCGATTCGCTTCTATCAGTCAAAGGCAACTTTATATAGAGTATGATAAAGAGTACAAAGAACGCGAACACATAGCTCTACACTTTAATCACAAGTTCTCTAATCTCTCTGCTAGAGTTGGTGGAGATACTGGAATTGATATTTTTCCTAAAGGACATGATAAAAGCCAAATTATAAAAGACTTTCCTAAGCCAGGTAAGCTTTTCTTTTTTGGAGATAAAATGTCTCCTGGGGGTAATGACTATCCCTTAAAACAAGCTATCTTAGATGCAAATCGAGGAGATTGTTTTGAAGTAAAAGATTGGGAAAATACTTATAAAATACTATCTGTAATGAAAGCTACTCTATGATAATAATAGCCGGATATGGCTTTGTAGGTAAAGCCTATTATGAAGCCCTTAAGCACACTCAACAACTTTCGGTAGTTGATCCAAAATATACATATAAGACTATTCCTGATTTTCATACAGTTACAGGAGTTGTCGTCTGCGTACCTACCCCACAAGCTAAAGACGGTAGCTGTGATATGTCTTATGTTACTAGAGTGTTACGAGATTGTAACTATAAAGTTCCAATTATGATAAAAAGCACTATCAGCCTAGAGGGTTGGAAATATATAAAACAAAACTTTCCAAAACATCAAATTACTTTTAGCCCTGAATTTTTACGTGCTGTCTCCGCTACCGAAGATGTACTTGCAACCCGTAATGTGATTTTAGCTGGAGGTAATATAGATTTTTGGACTAATGTGTACAAAAAAGCTTTTCCAGAAGTAAATATTCACACTATGTCTACCGAAGAAGCTATTGCAGTTAAATATTTTAGAAATTCCTTTTTAGCAACTAAAGTGGCTTTCTTTAATCAAATCTATGATTTCTGTAAAAAACTTGGTATTGATTATCATCAAGTTAGAGAAGGTATTGCATTAGACGACCGTATCGGGCCTAGTCACACTATTGTATATGAGGATGATCGTGGGTTTGGGGGTTATTGTTTCCCTAAAGATACTGCGGCGTTACTTCATACCTCTAAGACAGAGTTAGACTTAGATCTTTCGATCTTACAAGCTGCGGTAGAGTATAACAACACATTGAGAGATGACTAACCACATCTTTGTACTTAGTTATTGTGGAGCCCAGGACTTCTTTAATACTATTCGTATTAAAGATTTTCCTGGCTCCACTTTTTACTTTATAGATAATGGAGCACAAACGTATGATGCAAATTTTACCTGCGCTACCTATACTACTAGCACTAATCTTGGCTGTGCTGGCGGCTGGAATCTTATATGCTCTATAGCTTTTGAACATTTAAACCTAGATAAAATTATTATAACTCAAGACGATGCTACATATACCGAGACACAAATTGAAGAAGCACTAGAAGAAACTTCTTCCACTTGTTTAACAGGAGTGTATCAGCCTTATTTTGAGTTTAGCTGTTTTGCAATACATAAAGATACCTGGAAAAAAGTAGGAGCCTTTGACGAGAATTTTATCTATGTTTATAGTGAGGATGCGGATTATAAACAACGTTGTATGCTTCAAGGTATAACTTTAAATTCTTTATTAGTCCCTTCCGTAAGTTCTAATAAAAGTTTAACAATTAAAAAAAATCCAGCTATGAATCGTATTCTACATAATAGAGAATATCTAAGATGGAAATGGGGGGAGAGTATTCATCCAAGCCAAACTGCACGTAATGACTGTCAACCTCCTTTTAAATATCGTACTCCTTTTAATGAGCTTGTACCACTATCTTATATACCAAAAAGCAATAGATTAAATACACTATTTCCAGGATTAAAAAATTCTTCTCGCTTCCCTAGTGAAGTTGAGTATGATATATTTAAAACTGTAGGGTTACATTATGGACACAACAATACTATATGAGTTACCTAGGGATATTCCTACAAATGAACTTGTAGGTCGTAAGTTTTTTCGAGATTTGTCAAAATGGATTCCTGAACTACGACTGGACTCGGATATTGCTCACGAAGAGCAATACTGGGGAGAGTACACTATGCGTCTCCCTTATCCGCTAGACGTACTAGCTATGAGTGACCATGATATTCAAATATACGCAAATTCAATAAACAATAAGCATACAATTCATATTTGTTTTAGGCATCAAGACCCTAATAATACAACGCTTCCTCTTAGAAGCCGAACAATACTTCAACACTTAATTACCCAGATACTAAAGGTACAAAATGGCACAAAAGAAAGAACCAAAACAAATTAACGCAATCAATCCAGAAGATGTTGCAAAAACGATCCACACTATTGTTAGTCTTATGGAGGCAGTAGACGCTTCTCGGGATATGATTAGTGATAAACTTAAATACCTTAAAGAAACTTACGGTCTTCCTGTAGCAGATGTTCGCGCCGCCGCTACTGCTTTAAAAAAGCAGAATATTGACGAATTAGATGAGAAGACAAAGCGAATTCAGGAGTTAGTGGATCTTTGCCTATGAACTACGTACTTTTTACTGGTGGTTTTGATCCTATTCATTCTGGGCATATTGCCGCAATGAGACAAGCATCTAAAATTGGTAATTTAATTGTAGCTCCTAATTCAGACGAGTGGTTAACACGTAAAAAGGGTGCCGCTTTTCAACCTTTGTCAGAACGATCTGAAATTATTAGTAATTTTTCGTTCGTATACGAAGTGTTAACTCTTTGGGATGATAGTGATGGTACTGCTTGCGGAGCTATAAAACTATTTCACCACACATATTCTAGGAAAGGTCTTTTGTTTTTCGCAAACGGCGGGGATCGAACTCCTACTAACGTTAGCTCTGCAGAAATAGAATTGTGTGCTAAACTAGGTGTCCTACCGGTTTTCAACGTAGGCGGAGGAAAAACTCAAAGTAGTTCAGCTTTTATACAAGATTGGATGCGACGAGTGTAAATTTAATATAGACATTTGCTAAAAATAGTGTTATAGTTTATCTATAATCTTAGAGGTAGGCTATGTTAGACTATTGGTGCATTTGTTCCGTATGTGGAGAAGATTTTAGTGAAGCACGTGCAAGACTGGGGTATACTACTTGTCTAAAGCACGCAGCTCCTAAAAAACAATTTACGATTGCTCCCGCTTTTAACAAAGGCGCTTATCAACTTATTACTCGTCAGGAGGTAATAAACATTGGACGCAAATAGTAAAATTGTTTGGGAAAAGCAAACCTATCGGTGGGTTTCTCTATGTGAGGACTTAATCAAAACTTGGCCAGACTGTAGTAAATTTACTCTACAAAGATGTAGTTTAGATTGGTCTCCTAATAGAACCGCCCATAAAGGGGGTTGGTATTCGTCAGGTCCTGGAATCAATCTATCAATGTGGCTCCTCTCTAGAGATAGAGGAGACATTTTTCGAATCTATGAATATCGTAGTTTTGATGAGGATAGAATAATTGGTGGATTTTATACTACTGATGCCAATTTAGCTACCGGTATGATTGTTTGCCATGAAATGGCACATGCGGTACAGTTTTTTCGTATGAAAGAGCTAAATAAACAAATAGACCGACCTCATGGAGAATCTTTTAAAACTCCTTATCGAATACTAAGAAAAACTCTTCTAAATCCACTACTGCCAGATCAAAAAGAAATGAGAGATAGATATAATCTATATGTTAAAAAGTTGGTGGGTCTATGAGTAGTTACGGCTTTATGGGATTAAGCTTTATTGTGTTATTTATTTTAGGATATGTCCCTCACGTATTATTAATAATCGGAATGTTACTAGTAGCAATAGATAGCTATATGTTTCATTCCCACCACAAAGAACTTCTACTTCTAAGAAAAGACATCTTGGCACTTGGGGGTCTTTTGGTATATATTTATAGTGATGAGACTGAAGAGGACGTAAATGGATTATAAATCTCTTAAAAGTTTAGTGCAGCATCACGATAAACTATACTACGATTTGGGAAAGCCCAATCTAACAGATGCTGAATACGATGGACTATATGATCAGCTTGTAGAAATGGAGAGGCTGCAGGGTTGGAAAGACCCTGACAGCCCTACTATACGTATTACTTCTGTGGGTGGTAAAGTTAAGCACCCGCATCAACTATACTCCTTGAAGAAAGTATACAGCAACGAAGATATTGACCCTGAGTTTACAGTAGAGACTCCTAAACTTGATGGAGTAAATCTGTCTGCTACTTATGATAGTGGTAATTTAAGAAGCTTGCTTACTCGCGGAGATGGTGAGTTTGGCGAGAGTGTGATGCATTTGTCTAAAGTCATCAAAGGGCTTCCTGTTAAGGTAAGCTCTGATGCTACTTTTGTAGGTGAGGTAGTAACCGATAATCCTGATGTAGAAAACTTTCGCAACTATGTGGCAGGGGCTCTCGGTCTTAAAAGTGCGAAAGAAGCTCAGGAACGTAATCTTTTATTCATTGTTCATGATGTTTTAGGTGTTGAAAAAGACTACCTTGACAGATTGCAACTTGCAAAAAAGCTAGGGTTTAAAACTGTTCTTGATGATACTTATACTCAGTATCCTCAAGATGGTAGGGTATATCGTGTAGGTAGTAGGGATAAAGAACTAGAACTGGGTCACACCTCTAAGCATCCTAGATTTGCAGTTGCTCTTAAGCAGAAAGAGCACTATAGTACTGCCACCTTTCTTAAAGACATTGTATGGACAGTAGGTCGTAGTGGTGTTGTGACTCCTGTAGGTATTGTGACTCCTGTTGTATTAGATGGAGCCACAGTCTCTAGAGTAATTCTCCACAATTTAGAGTTTGTACTTGAAAACAATCTTCGTCCAGGAGATTCTATCCTCATTGAGCGTCGAATCACTCCGCAGTTTGTTAGAGTGCTTGAGCATTCTAACTATGAGCCTTTTTCTTTACAAGACGCTGAAAGGGCTTTAGGTACTACTTTAGAGCGGCGCGGGCCTAAGCTATACGTAGATTCTCAAAATGGTAAAAGGCTTGTAGAATATTATGTAAAAACTTTAGGTATAAAAGGACTTGGTCCTGCCTCTATCGAAAAGCTAGAACTTTCTCACCCTTCAGAATTATATGGAGATATTCCGTGGAGTATTCTAGGTAAGAATGGAGAAAAAATTCAAGAAGAACTCTCTCGTCCTAAAGACTACCCTACTGTATTAGCTTCTCTCGGTATTCCGGGAGTAGGCAAATCTACTGCTCAACTCATTTGTAAGCACCTTAATAGTTTTGATAAACTACAGCGTATTAATGAAGTTCAGATTCATGGCATTGGCCCTACTACTGTAGACAACATTCTCAGTTGGCTAGAAGTAAATAGTGACTGGGTAGAACGTCTGCCGTATCGCTTGGAAGTAGAGGCCTCTAGCCCTGATGACTTAGTAGAATACAGAAAAGTGTGTATTACGGGTAAGCTAGATATGACCAAAAATGAACTAGGAGATCATCTAGCTAAGTATGGTTTTGAGGTTATTAACACGGTAACAAAGGATTGCTATGCACTAATCACTTCAGGAGAAGAGTCTACAAAAACAAAACAAGCTCAAAAATATGGTATTCCAGTGATAAACTATTGGAATAACAGAGCGTTAATACTTAAAGGAATGTTTTAATGACAGTAATAAGTTTTCAAGATTACGCAAGTAAGAAACAAATAGCAATTAAAGCTAATGTGACACAAAAAATACTAACTGCTTTTACCGATGACTATATGAGTAATCTTGTAAATAATGAAGTAGATTTAGATAACCCAGATATTGCTTTTGATATTGCGACAATTCAGTTTTTAATGAGGGGGATGGCTCATCGTTCTCAAGGAGAAAGTCACCCCAGTCAAATTATTCTAGATAAATTAAAATCATCAATAGTAGGATAGTTTGACCAAAGGAGAATCTTTGTGTCAGAACTTGATAGATTATACTGCGATACAAAAACACAAGCTATTGAAAAAGGCATCGTGAATTTTAAAGGAGATAAGCATCAATGGAAAAAAGAAAAACGAAAACTGAGACGCAGAGACAAAAAGAGGTTGTATAATGTTAGTAAGAACATTTTCTAGACCAGAATCTGTAAAAGATACGATAGAGTATTATGAGGCACAGGGTCTATCTTTTTTATCTAAAAAGGTTCTTAATAGAGAGTCTATCGAACTATCATTCTCTACTTCAGGTAAAGAACATGCATTTATAGGATCTGATGATTCTGTTGAAACATTTATTGAATTTGAAGATGGTAGCATATCCCCTCTCTACATTAGAAGAGATAGGGACTTTTCGGAGTAATAAAGCTTTTTAAATAAAATTTCTCTTGCCATCTCCTTAGTTTTTATGTATATTTAAGTATCAACATCAAACGAGGCTTGGTATGAATACAGCACAACAAAACTACACTGAAAAACAAACTGAACAACTTTTAAATCTTTATGCAGAACTCGGCACAGAGGGTCTTGACCAAATTGCTGAGAAATTGCAAAAACCTGTTAGATCTGTAAGGTCAAAGCTAGTCCGAGAAGGGGTTTACGTTCCTTCACCTAAAACACCTGAAAAGAAAAATGGCGTTTCTAAAAAAGAGATGCTTAATACTTTGCAGTC